TGTGATAACAGCAACCGTAATAGGTTTCTCTTTACGCTCTAAATCTTGTTCTACAAAAAAATCTTTAAACTTTGGTATCTGCATTTTCGCTACTTTTATCTATCTTTTTTCCTATGTTATATTTAGCAGATAAAGTCCATTCTTTTTTCTCTTTAAATGGTAATACTTTTATCTGACTTAATGGTGCCTTGTTATCAGCAGCATCTTTTTTAACTATATCAATTAGGTTCCAGTCTTGTAATAAAATAGCGATTGTATTTCTTCTTTGTATATCGTTTTCAACTAAAGTTGCCTTCTTGCCGTCTAAAGCAAAAAGTTCTTTAAAATGTACGATATAATATTTACCTTGTTTGTGCAATATATGACACGATTGAAATAGTGTTTTGTCTTTTCTGCTTGCAACACCTATTCGTGTTAAAGTTTCTCTAACTTTTAGGAAATCGTCAGGTTGCTTGATGGTGCATTCTAGCATACTCTCTGGCTTCCATTGTATTTCTTCACTCATTTAGTTTTTCTCCCACCTTTAAATAAGGTTTCTTTAATATGTTCAATGTCTTTCGTTGTGAGTATGTTCAAAGACTCTCTTGCCTTCTCATTACTATAACCAAAATACTCTTTTATATACTCTATGTCTTTCAATTTGGATTGCTTTAACCATCTACCACCAAACCGTTTTTTTCTTCTAACACTATTTATTAAAAATTGAAATTGTATCTGATTGTCTAGGAAGTGATAACCGTTCATTTCATTTGCTTGTGGAAGTGTATCCCAAAACATTGATAAACAACGGTTTATTATATACGCTGGATATTTTTTTATCCAGGTCTCGTCTGATTTCATTAAGTCCTCTTTGGACTCATTAATCGCTTTTAAATATTCTTTTAATTCGTATGCCATTCTTATTTGCGTTTGTTATGTCTGCCCATATAATGCTCTGATGGTTCATAATTCCATCTGTGTCCGTGATGACCTCTTATATCTGCATACCACATTCGCAATTTGACTATACATACTCGCCAAAATGTTCTTCGTGCCATTGTACTTTATTCTATCCATATATTAAATGTTATTTAAATTTGCAAGTTGCCATTATTTCTGTCAAGCAAGCAACCATATTTATCTCTTGGTCTGCTACGAATGCTGATTTATATTGGTATCCTGCTAATAAAAGTATTGCTTGTGGTACTGATTGTGGTTGTAGATATTCTTTTGAAGACTTATAAATTATTCTAAACAAGTCTGATGGTTGAACATTTAGATTGTTAACCACCCATTTTCTAGTTTCATTAAAATCTTTTTTCTTCAAACAAGCAAATAAACTTTTAATATCTGCCTCTTTTTGATTAAAGAATATACCACTATCTATCTTACCATTTACTGAATATCTTTGTAATTCATTGATAGTCTTTCTGAAATCTGGAAAATGCTTCTCAATTAGAGTTGCTAAGACCTTCTTATCATAAGGTATTTTGTTCTCATCTAATATAATACCTAGTCGTTTCATCAATGCCTGACCTGCTTTTAGTCTATCGCCATTGACTATCTTAAAATCTATTTGAGTTAATCTACTTCTTAATGGTTCAATAAACTTGTAAGGATAATTACAAGTCATTATGAATCTACAATTTTCAAAGAAAGTTTCAATGAAATTACGCAAAGCAGGTTGTACAGACTCGGCATTCATATAATCTGCCTCGTCAATTATGACTACTTTGTGTTTGGATTCTATATTGAAAGATACAGTAGAAGCAAAGTTTTTAATCTTGTTTCTTAATGTATCAATATGTCTACCTTCATCTGAACCATTGATGATGATATAATCAGCATTTAGTTGTTCACATAAAGCACGAGCAACACTTGTCTTACCTGTGCCTGCTGTACCTGATAACAACATATTAGGTATTTCTTTTTTCTTTAGAAATTCTAAAAATGTATGCTTAATATCTGCTGGTAGAATACAGTCCTCTATTGTTTTAGGTCGGTACTGCTCAACCCATAAAAAATCTGCCATTGTCTAACTCCTTAAAATTCAGAGTCAGGTTCTAATGCGATCCAATATTGTACAGGTTTGTTCCTGTTGATAAAATGACTAATCTTCTGTTTAGATATTTCTACATCATAGTCATCACCAATAACTTTTAAGTTTTCTGCTTTAAAATAAGCAGTAAACTTCTTATCAGTTTCTCCTATAATTTCTGAATAATCATTTGAAGATTTGTTTTTCTTATCAGTAGCAACTAACTTGATATTTTTGCCATCACCTACAACTGCTACATCTGGTAAATTTAGTGTAGTAATTGCTTTTTGTAATCTAGCAAAGTCTTCTTTCTTTAAAGTAAAAGATACATACTGATCTGGCATATTAATTGCTTTTGTTGGTGCAACAATAACCGATTTATCAGCAAAGAAATACTTAATTGCTTGTTTAGAATTAGCGGATGCTATAACAACATTTGATCCACCATTAAATTTTAATGCAGGTTTTTCAAATAACTCAACTGCTCTTAAAAATTCTGGTAAGTCATATATAGCAAACTCACTTTCAAACTTTTCCGTCACCTCTGCTTCTGCCAAGATGTTCTTCATTGTAGAAATAGTTTGAATCTTATTCCCAGGTTTAACCAAAATGTTCTGGTTAATATCCGAGAAGTTTTTTAACACCGATAAGGTGTCTGTTGATATGTTCATAATATAATCACTCCTTCTTCATAATTTATAATATAGTGTCAGTATATACTAAAAAGGCGAGGAAGTCAATGCTGCCTCGCCTCTATGCGTTTAAACTACTTAATATTGATAGTTTTCAACTTCTTTTCTTCTGGTACTATTTTCTCCATTGATACTCTCAATAGACCATCTTTTAACTCGGCGCCTTTGACTTCTACATCATCAGCGATAGTAAACGATCTTTTAAAATATCTTTTGGATATACCTTTGTGGATAACCTCTCCATCATCTTTTTCTTTTGACTTCTCCTCTTGTTTAGATTCGATAGTCAACATACCGTTTTCAACTGATACAGAAATATCTTTTTTGTTGAATCCTGCTAATGCAACCTCAACATCAAATTTACTCTTATCAACCTTTACGATATTGTATGGTGGATAATTAGAAACATTAAGAGTATCAAATTGATGGTCAAACATTGATTCAAAATGATTGAACACATCATCAAATCCTACCGATAATGGTCTTAATTGGTTAAAAATAGAAAGTGCTTTATTGGTCATATAAACCTCCTTTTGTAAGCAAAGTTTCTGTTAATTAAAGACAACCCTATAAGGCATTGTCTATATTATTTATATAATCATTATTATATAAATTTCAAGCACTTTGTTTTTTACGAAGTAAAGTGCCAAATCTTCGTTTTGCGACACCAACTAAATTCATAGTCGGTCTTCACGCCCTAGGACTTACGAATAGCCAGGGCAATTATATTTATATCACCAGCGCAAAACTCTTAATATCCTCTTGTTCTTAATAATTTTTTTGCTTTCTTTTTACAGTTAGCAATGTTTTCTTTCTTTTTTCTTACTCTTTTATCAGATGGTTTTTCATAATATTGACGCAATCTTAACTCTTTTACAATACCTTCTTTTTGTATCTTACGCTTTAGAACACGCATTGCCTGTTCCAAATTACCTTTTCTAACTTCAACGGTTATACTCATTATACACCTCCCTTCATCATAGTGGTATCATACAAGTGGTACAAGTGGTATGATATTTAACAATACCCATTACGAATACTGCTATAGCAACAGCATTTAAAAATATCAATGCTCTATCGTGCCATAACATACCTACTACAAACCAACCACTTACTCCAATTAAGTGTAAGTATAAATTGTATGGTGTCATTTCTAAAGATGTAAACATCATTCCTATTAATATAAACAACGAACTTGTCCATTTAATATACCAAGACAAATCGTGTAGTGGTGTTATTTTATTTACATCAAAATTCTTTTTCATTAATCAAATACTCCTGCTGAACCTAATAGTATTAATATTAACATACTAGGTATTACTATACTCAACGGCCAAAATTCTAAAAATTCTTTCCAACCCTCTTTCTTTTCTTTCTTCACTTTCTTTATACTCCTTTTTATTTCCATTAGTAATTCGTAAATAGGTTCTCCTTTTTGGAAATTAGGAAAATCTAAATCACTTAATAATTTCACTTGATTATATGCTGACAATATAGTTGTCTTTTTTATTTCTACATTAACTGATTTCATTTTTTAAATCTACTATCTTTTTTTTAGCAAGTAACCAATTGTTATATGTTACTACCTTTTTTAAATTCATATTAAATAAATTTCTACTATCAATAAATCCGTCACCGTGAAAGAATACACAATCATCCAAATGATTGTCTGCCCAAATATTCATACCCATTTCGCATTTAGTATTTTTTGAATTGGATGTCCAATCTTCTTTTGTTAGATCACTCAATACAACCATTTGTCTTTTTGAATCAGGATCATATACAACTAATAAAAATGTATGAGGAACAATTCTGTTTGCACCTGGACCTGCTGATATATAAGTTTTAGAACCGTGTCCTTTAAATGAAGTTACCTTAACCTCTAATCTTTCAAAATGATATCCTGGTTTAGATAAATTTAAAATTCTAACATCTGGTAATCCTGCTTCTTCTCTAGGTGTTATAGACTTAAATCCTTCTTCTTCTAATACTAAAGACACAGCAGACATATAAAAATTAGAAAGGTTTGTACTTAACATATTTTGCTCGTGTCCGTGTATTTTATCTTCAGGTATTTTTTTACCTGCAATATTAATATCTAAATGTTGTTTTAACATATCATTAGCATAATCAACAACTCTATCCATACATTTAGGATTTTCTTTAAAATACTCTACCCAATTTTTTCTATCTGGATCATATTTTAATTTTGAAACTGGTTGTATATTTAATGCTTCTGTATGTGCTTTATGAATAGAGTAACCTTCTCTTTCAACTTTATCAATTAAATCATTTCTTTTAACATCATATATTTCAACCATCTTTTTAAATGCGTCTGGTGTAAAACCACATTTTTCAGCACACCATAAATTTCTTTCTTTAGGTATAAAATATTTACCAGTTCTTTTATATTTA